AAGTCTACGTGATAAAAACCTTTCATTACCTTAACTCCTGCACTGCATATGGGCTATTTATATAGTAATAATGACCAGCAGGGACAACAAATCCACCTTTAGTTAGATGAGCAGATGGATAACCCGAAGCTACCTGCGTCCAACTAGAGTTGTTGTGAGATACTTGTATATTTGCGTACCAAGAGGGGTTTAACTGAACTGCAAACTCAATAGGTTTTCCTGTTGTGTTTTGATAAGATGTACCAGAACTTCTACTAACTGTTTGCCACTGCTGGCCTATTGTTAGACCCTCACCCTTTTGGCCTTTTTGACCAGCAGAACCTGTACTACCAGTTGCTCCAGTTCCGCCTGTAGCGCCCTGCTGTCCTTTTTGACCCTTTTGACCAGTAGAACCAGTTCCACCAGTTCCACCCGTAGAACCAGTTTGTCCCTTCTGGCCTTTAGCGCCGGTGCTTCCTGTTCCGCCAGTTCCACCCGTTGCGCCTGTTTGTCCCTTCTGTCCCTTTGCTCCAGTGCTACCTGTTGAGCCTGTTGAGCCTGTTGAACCTGTAGAGCCAGTTGCCCCAACTTCGCCCTTCTGGCCTTTAGCACCAGTTCCACCAGTTGAGCCAGTATTACCATTCTGTCCTTTTTGTCCCTTAGACCCAGTTGAACCAGTTGAACCTGTAGCCCCTGTTTGGCCTTTCTGCCCCTTTGCTCCTGTTGAACCAGTATTACCAACTTCGCCTTTTTGACCTTTAGCTCCAGTAGAGCCGCCACTACCTGTTGCTCCAACTTCACCCTTTTGACCCTTAGAGCCTGTAGCACCACCAGAACCTGTAGAGCCAGTTTGCCCTTTTTGGCCTTTTGCGCCAGTAGAACCTGTATTCCCTATGCTTCCTTGTGAACCAGTTGAGCCAGTTGCCCCAACTTCGCCCTTCTGGCCTTTAGCGCCGGTTGAACCTGTCCCTCCAGTAGTTCCGACCTCACCTTTTTGTCCTTTTGAACCTGTCGCTCCGGTTGCCCCGACCTCACCCTTTTGCCCTTTAGCCCCCACACTGCCTGTAGAGCCGACTTCACCCTTCTGACCTTTAGCGCCTGTATTGCCAGTAGTTCCAACTTCGCCTTTTTGCCCTTTAGAACCTGTTGCTCCAGTTAATCCAGTTGAACCTGTAGCTCCTGTATTTCCATCCGCGCCAGTAGCGCCAACTTCTCCCTTTTGCCCTTTTACTCCAGTGCTACCAGTGTTTCCAACTTCACCTTTTTGGCCTTTAGCCCCTTGGTTTCCCTGTGAGCCCGTTGCACCAGCAGTACCTTGATTTCCAATTTCACCTTTTTGGCCTTTATCCCCTTGATTTCCTTGAGCGCCTTCAGAGCCTTTTTGTCCTTTTGAACCAGTACTTCCAGACGTTCCAGTTTGACCTTTTTGTCCCTTAGTTCCTTGAAGGGCAGCACTTGTAATAGTTGCTTTGCGCCATGTACTAGCACTTCCATCATAAACTGGGATTAAATCTGTTGATGCTATGGTAGTTTCTGTTGTGAGGGCTGTAAGAACGCCAGTAACATTAGCATTATCCGTAACATCAGCATTTGTTTCTACTGTATCGAGCTTTGTTCCATCTGCTGAAACATCGCGCCCATCTACATTTACAACATTTACTACGTTTCGGCTGTCATCTATTACGACTGTGCCATTAATTTTTACTGCCATCTTCGTGTCCCCACTATTAGCTTACAATGTTTCGTCCGTGAGAACGTCATTTGCAACTGCAATAGTTCCTGTATCATCGACAGTCATCTTGACTGTACCGCTATGAGCAAAAGATAATTTACCATTTGCATCTTCTGTTATTGTCCAATCCCCAAGGGATACCGAGCCTGTTGCGGCTACATTACCTGTTACGTTTATGCCTGTTGATGTTGTGGCTAGTTTTTCAGAGCCATTATAGTATAGCTTTACATCAGAGTTTATATTAGCAAGAATCATATTCTCGCCATCTGTTTGTTCTAATACAATAGCAGTACCATTAGTTTGAAGAGCTAATGCACCAGTGCCATTTTCTTTAATGTAACTATTAGACCCATCGTGATAAATCTGTAAGTCAGACCCAGCACCGAATAGGGCTTTTTGATTATCTCCCCAAGTTACGTTACCAGTAATTGCGCCACCAGCCTTTGGTAAAGCCGCATCAGCTTTAGTTCCTTGGGCGGCTGTAGCATAATCTGTGGTATCAAATGCTTTTACTTGGGAAAGATTAGTAACTTCGTTATCCATCAAAGCACCAGCGGCAGTCACATTAGTTGCATCCGTTACATCTGCGCCATCTTCTACATTTATTGCAGTTAATAATCCGCTTTTAGTAATTGAGCCAGTTAATCCAACGACTGATTGTACTGCATCTGTATTATCATGCTTAGACCAGTTATTTGCATAAACGCTAGTAGAAGCATTGTCTGTGGTTGCAACAATGTTATCTCCAACATGGAAAGCAACGCTATTTACAGTTCCAGCTACAGAAACATAATAAAACCAACCTGTTTGTGCACCTGATGGAAAGCTACCAGATGATGCATCCCAATCACCCTTGTAAACCATACCATTAGCAAGAGCCGCTATATCAGTTTCTATTTGATCAAGGTCAACTGCCTGTGTAACCGACACTAAATCTAGCTTAGTTCCATCTGTTAATATATCACGACCATCAACAGTACCTGTTACAGTTACGTTTCCTGTTACTGCTATGCCTGTATTTGTTGTAGAAAATTTATTAGAGCCGTTGTAATAAAGACCTACACTGCCATCCTGTTGTGCATAAATTAAATTAGCATCATCTTGACCTTGTATCCTAATTTCATCATTACATTTAATATATAAATCACCTGTACCAGTTTCATTAATATAACTATTAGACCCATCATGATAAATCTGTAGGTCATCTGAATTACCAAACTTAGCTTTGGCATTATCAGCCGCATCAACGCTACCTGATGAACCAGTTACATTTCCTGTGACATTTCCTGTCAAATTCCCAGTAACATTGCCAGTTAGGGTAGCTGTTATGCTACCAAGACTGCCAGCATTGTCAGACGCATCTAGGAAAGAGGCTTTGGATGATGGTTGTGTGACAAAGATTAATTTTTCACCAGCAGTCCAATTTACCGCATTATTACTATTCGATGATGATAAAATAGTAGTTCTAGCTAGAGTTGTGCCAGATGCAGTATATGTGCCGATACCGACTTCCCAATAAGTCCCGTCAGTAGCGGCATAATATGTTGTATTTCCATCCCCAATTGCTGAGAAGGTTTGAAATCCTGCCTCCGCCCCTGCCAGTGTGTAAGCGCCAGTTCCAATGGTTGTTGAACTTTCTTTTACGCGATCTTTTATGACAAGCGCCATAGGTAAAACTCCTAATTAATCTTACGCTGGGTCAGGGATACCAATATCAAATGAAGCCAAAGTAAATGTGTTGCCATTTGTTACCGACTGAGAAGCCGTTAAAGCCGCTGTTGCTAACAACCGTGAGTTTGTTGTGTCCACAATTGCGTAGTGTGTAGCTGTTCCAGTTCCAGTAATTGAACCATCAGAAACTGCGGCTACAGTAACTTTTCTACCACCGCCAGTACGATCAGATGGTGCGGCTATTGAAAGGTTTGTTGAGTTTCCCAAGGCATAAGTTGCATTCGCCTCAGTGAAAGTAGTTGCTTCCTGAGAAGTAACCAGAACTTTGTTTGCTTCTGTGTCTAGTGCTGAAAGTCCTGCATCAAAGACCCGATTTCCAAGTGTTGCCATTGTGGCCTCCTATAAAACATTGCATATGCATCGTCACAATACACGATATTCAAAATTTATGCTAGTTAGGATTTTATTTACCCCATTATTTCTATTATCTTAACTCCGCCCAGTGCTCAAACACAGGGTAGTTAGTAGTACCACTGATCTTATAGTAGTAATTAACAGGAATGATAGGGGAAGCCGTGTTTCTGTAAGCATTGGGTTCTCCCATCCTATTTTGTACATTTACCCACGTACTGCTATTTGAAGACACCTGTAAAGGTACGGCTCTAGCAGATGTTATCATTACTTGTATAGGTCTTGATGTAGTGTTCTGATAAGAAGTGTTAGGTGATCTAGAACTTGTAACATCTTGCCAAGTTTGACCGTACCCTATGCTATTAGCAGTAAAGTATGTATCGATAGCATCAGCAATTTGAGCTGGGGATACTAAACTCTCAGTTGTTCCTGTACCTGTATTCCAGGTGCTTTGTGTTTGTCCACCAAGCAGTCCAGTTTGTGCTCCAGATGTATTAACAAGTTTGGTATCATCTAATATTGCATATACACTGTTAGACTGATCAACGTAGGCTACGTTAATCCATGCACTATCACTCTCATTGCGTATTTTTAAAAGGTTACTGTCTGTTTCATACCACCACATATTAGCGTAAGTTGTAGTAGGTGCGCTATTTCCACTATTATTTGATGCTAACGCCTGTAGGCCAGAATTTATATCAAGCCTTGCTGAATTTGCGGTTTGATTGGCAATTACAAAATCATGTTGTGACATATTAATACTCCACTGTTGCACTTAGTGCTGTTATATTAGGTGTAATCTTTGGATTTGAATTAGATAATACGGCTCTAAATTCTATAAATCTACCAACAATTTCTCCGCTTGCACCTACAAAACTTGCGCTACTTAATCCAGAAGATGTTGTCGCAGACCTTGCTTCGATTAATACATTGTAATCAAGAAATTCTGCATCTTCATCTGTCCAAGTGTCAAAGTTATTAGGCCAAGTGTCCCAATTTTGAGGTATATCATCCCAATTAATCTCTCCTCCTACTGCATCTGAATGCTTACGGGCAACTACTATGGCCGAAGAAAGCCTAACTGTTCTTGACGTTCCAACATCTATGTAACTGTTTCCATTATGATCAAAGTCATATGTGCCAGTTGCTCCAGAAGATGAGAAACTGGTCAATGTTAATGACCCACTAGAAGCCGTGACATTGGACTTTGCGCCACTAAATGCAGTTTCTTCAGATTGTGTAGTTGTAATCCCAAGTTGAGGTAATTCACTTGCAAGCACGACTGTACTTGTTGCCGTGGCGCTTTCATTTCCAGTTTTGTCTACCGATGTAATAAAGAATTTACCAGCAAGGGCGGCAAAAGTAATTGATGTCGCTGGTCTGGCAATTTTTGATATTTTTAACAAAACAGAACTATCACTAAAATTTGCACTGCTATTTGATGAATAATATAATTTATAGTGAGATAAGTCTAAATCACTAACCGCTGGCCATTCAAAGAATACTGTGCCACCTGACATCAAATGGCTTAACGAAGCTGGTACATTAGGTGGTACAGTATCGGCTGTAAGGTTATAAGTTGTACTTACAGTGCTTCCTCTAAACCCAACGGCATTTACTGGTGTGACTGATACAGTATAATTTATAGCTGGTTCATTAATTTGAGGCGCTTTAATTCCAACTATTTCAAACCTACCAGCGTCACTACCTTCATTAATCAAAATAGTCTGACCTACTGATTTAAATTCTGTGTCTGAAGTCTTTTTGTATTTTAAAATAACACTCTCTACACGCTCAATATCAGAGCTAATAACAGTAACGACTAAAACATTTACAACATTCTCATTAACTTCACGATACTCTTGACTAACAGTCACACCGATGGTTGGCACATCATAATATCTTAAAAGGGTAGTGTTATTTGAAACTATTGCTTGTTCATCAGCTTCCGTAAACCCAAATGCGGCTTCACTACTTTCTCTGAGGGTTAAATTTACCCGCAAATCCAATGCTTTAGAGTCAGGTTGTAGTTTCCACCCACTAACTTCAAAAATCTTTTCGTCGCCAGTAGCCCATCCGTAACGCTCATTTCTTATTTTTACAAAATCACCAACTTCAACATCAAATGCATTCATTCCAAAATCTGCACTCATAGTTAATTGCTCACGACTTCTATAAAGTAACTGCTTGGCAATACGTTGAGCGGCTAGACCATTGGTTGTAAACGGAAGATTAAGGTCTAAAACTGTTTCAACACCATTATCTTCATTAAGAAATACCTGAGAATTTATTTGTGGATAATCCGCACTTATAAAACCATTAGCCGCGTCTACAAAAGTACCCCTAATAGCGTTAAAATTATCTCTCATAGAAGATTTTGTATCTAAACTTATAGCACTTCTAAAATCGTCTAATGTTAATGTCTTTGTGGGAGCTACGAAATCACCGGCGTAAAGTCTCCAAGAACCTGCACCCCAAAACAAAGTACCCCCACAAGTTGTCATCATCTTTTCCAAGATTTTTCCATGACTGTCAGTCCCTGTTACAACCCCATTCATTGTAAACTGAGGTGTTCCGTCAGAAAGTACTGTTGTGTCGTCACATATAGCGGCGGCGGCTTCAAATGTAGCATAATTGATTGCATCATCACCAAGCCCATAACTTGACTGTAAGTAGTCTTTAGTACACCAAGCCGCGTTATTACTGTAAGCCGCAGTCTGAGCCACTCCATTTACTGTCTTTACGACCTTCTTTCCTTTTACCTTCGCTGTAATATTTGGAAGTCCATTAGTATAAGCATCTTTATCGAAAGTGTAGCGCGCATAAATATAAGCTACACCCTTACCGATGAAATCACTGCCTGCGGATGTCTCTAAGTGCAAGGTGTTAGCAAGGGTAGCACTTGAATTGGCGAATGTGTCAGACGCGCTTGTTTGGTTTCCTAGGTGTTTGTAAACTTTTGCGAACCCGTTATAAGGCGCGCTGATCACATCTTCATTATTCATAGTGACAATTTGATTATTAAAATATATGTCACCTATTTCCTCAACTTCATGATTAGCGAGCGCTATTATTTGATGTAGTATTTTATTACCGCCACCTGATACTTCTAAGAAAGTAACCGTACCGCCCTTGCGAACTTCACCATATACAAAGTGAGAAGGTGATAGGGGGTCTGTTTGATTTTTAAGCAATGTTCCTGAATTGTTTGCTCCGCCTTGGTTAAAATCTGGCAATGAAGCTACGACAGCGGCGGCTGTTAAAGCAGAGCTAACTACCGCTATTGTTACATAGCCTACAATAGTTGCTGTGGCAGTAGAAACTCCTGTAATCCCTATAGCTCCAAGAACAAAGTTACCTACAGCGGCTACTGTTGCTGGCTCTCTGGGGGCTACCTCCCATTGGTTCATGTGCTTCAATACATTGAATGGTGTGTTATCCTTCATTTCAGAACCCAAGAACTTTCTACATCTTCAACATTTACTTTTAATAAGCCACTTTCTGATAAAAAAACCGCCCTAGAACCCAAAGAAATACCAAGTGAACACCCAGTAACCCAATTCTTACATTTGCTTGTAGTTACAAGGCTACCGAAAATTGGTTGATCTGTTCTTCTTAATTTGCTTGCCAGCCCATCAAATAATGTAGTGTGGGTAAATTCTTTAAGCATTGATTTACGGCTTTTAGGTGAATTTTTATTCATGTAGCGTCCAATCCAATCATCAGCATATCCAGCGCCATACATAGCATGAAAAGCTCCATTCGTGAAGGTAAAGCAATCATTCACTCCCCACCTGAACTCATCATTAGGGTAATTAGATATATATGAATTTAATGCTAACCTCGTCCCCATGTTACTGACTGATCCTGTATTGTTTGAACTCTTGAGAAGAAACTATCCCCTGAATACCTTGATTTGTGGTTTTCTTCAGTATAGCGCCATCCACTTGATCTCTCAAGCTCCAACAAATTGCTTTCAACTGACATCTGTATAGTACTGGTCTCACCGCTATCCTGAATAGTCATTTTATTCATTTTTCCAGCGAATACTTGAACAACATTACTGACGCTTTCTTCTCCAAAGTACAAATTGAAAGGGCGGCGTTGATATGGCTCTTGTAATGCTATAGATAATGTTTCCGAATATATACCTGATAAACTTACTGATAAAGATTTTGCGGATAAATCATTCACCTCGTCCAAGCCGCCAATATTTAATAACTGTCCAGTTCCAACAAAGGTCTGATCTACACCTTGAACTTCAATTACTCTATTACCTACACCCGTCCAAAGACGCATAGGTGCTACATTAAATGGGTCGCCATTAATGTCTGTTACAGTTTGTGTATCAAACATAAACTCGCAAGCAAAAAATGGCTCAATCTCTGAACCTGTCAGAGCAGTCAATAGTGCGGATGAAATATCTCTGCTCATAAAACCTCACTACAAGTAAAAGTAATGCCATAATTACTTAGTTGGTCAGCTGTCCATCGCATATTATTGTCGTCCATTCTGAAAACACCTTGAGGAGAAACAAACACAACCGCAGTAGATGTTGTAATTGCAGTCTTTAGAGGCGGCTGAATTGTTACAATTCCATCCCCTGTGTTATCATCAACAACCATATGTAATCTTGCATTTGCGCCTGTAGAAAACTGCAAATAACTTCCTTGGCTTATTTTTTTACCTGAACCAAGTGTAAGGTCTACAGATGTATCTCCAATCGCGGCGGCGGCGGCTACACTTATAGAGCTTGGAGGAATGCCCCCTGTAATTGCTTTTCCGTCAGGGTCTCCCAGAAGAAAGGTATTTGCCCTACCTTCACACTGCATAAAAAAAGCTTGCCATAAACGCGCCTGATCTCGCTTCATAGGCGGTAAAGTAAGCGTAGCTGACCATTTGGCCTTTGCGTACTTATGAACCTGTGATGCTCCTGTAAATGGGCTTTCAGACAATGCTACGGAGCGAGTTATTCCCCAATCAGAAGTTACAAAGGCTGGACTTGTTGGCATAGTTATAAGTGTCATTTATTTACCCCATTGAAGCTCCAAAAGCACCGCCGCGTCTTTTTGCATCGGCAATACTCATCATAGTTTCTTGTTTAATTCTCGGCAATAGAGTGTTCATTTCTTCCCGTACAGTTTGTGAAACCCCTGCGCTTACATTAATTACTTGGTTAATTATAGTTCCCTTACCGCTACTCATAGCATTTTTTGTATTGTGATGATTTAATACTGTAGATGCAGATTTAGGAACAATTAATTCAGCACCGCGCTCACCAACTATTTGTGGTTGCCCAGCACTAAGACTACCACCACTAGCAGAATTTCCTATTTTACCTATAAAGTCACCAACGGGACCGCCTAGAGCATCTCCAATACCACCAAACATACCTGATAACGCTTTTTTTATGATATATGTTTTTATTGCTTCTCTAACCATTTCTCTCATTGTATTTTTGAAAGTATCTTTGAGTGTATCTAAATTAAATTTACCACTCATTGCCATATCAGCTAAATCATTAGTCATTTTGTCAAAGGCTTGACTAGCCATATCGTGAAATTTTGCATAGATGGGGTTTAGCATTTCCATTTGATGTGCTAAATCTGCTAACGAACTACTCATTTGTTGCGCGCTTATATCTCCATTATTAAATGCGTTCATAACATCAATAGCATTTTGTCTTATTTGATTTTGCTGTTCTAACAATGGCTCTGCAATACTTATACCATTTGCAATGCTTTCATTATGTTTATCTTTTAATTCCTTTTGCTCTTTTGCATCTGCAATCATTTGTTGAGATTGTGCTATTATTTCACGATTGTTTGCGAGTTCTATTAATTGACCCTTCATATCTTCCATAGAAAGTTTTGGAAATTGACTCTTTATGTTAAAAATATCTTGAGCCATTGCATGTGCTTCTATATCAAATTTTGATTTAGTTTGATTTGCTTTGACTTCTAATCTTGTTATTTCATTGATCTGTTCTTGTTTTTCTTCTAACAAAGATATTGCTTTTCTTTGTGCAATTAGGTCTTTATCCTCTACTTTTTTTTCTGGCTTTAATGAGTCTGTTGTTCTCTGTCTTTTTAAATCATCAATGTTTAAATCTCTTTGCAACTTCATTAATAACTTTTTTTGCTCCATTATTTCATTTGCAATAACTCGCATATTTTCTAAAGTACCAGAATCATTACCAAATTTTTCGTAGCCACTGCCATTATCAGCGTCTGCTTGAGTTGCTATAGAGTCATTAAGTTTATCAAATTTTGCTTCAAGTAATATAATTTCACTTTTTGTTTTTTTAATTGCTTTGTCTAAAGGCATTTCTATAATACCCATATTTTGCAAAAAATTCTTTGTAGCGGCTGTAGCCATTTTTAAAGCCTGTATTACTTTTACTAATGATGGCAAAAATATATCACCAAGTGCACCAGCTAATTCTGAAAATTCAGCTTTTAAGCCTCTCATAGAGTTTGCATAACTATCAGCAGTTCGCAATGCATCCCCTTGTGCGTCTGCAACTCCAGCAGTTATAAGATTTAATCTAGCTTGTACTTTTTGTGCATTTGTAGCTTCTCTTGTACCACCTTTTATACCCATAGTAAGCAATTCTTGCTTTAGCGTTGCTTCAGTAATAACAACCCCAAAACGCCTTACTGTTTCATGATTTCCGACCAAAGCACTTTGAAAAGCTTCCATTGTAGCTGTATCAGATGCATTATTAAAAGACGCTGTATCAACTGCAAGTTTAGTAAGTTCTACTGATAATTTTGCCGCTTCGCCACGAGCAAAGCCCATTGGAACAAAAGTATCTTGAATTTTAGAAGCCATTCCTTCTAATTCATGCGTTGATCGACCAACAGCATCACCAAAAGCTTCTAATTCTGATACAACGCCTTGCCTAAACTTTCCAAAGACAACTTTGGATTTACCTTCCATTTCTTCAATATCTGATGAAAGGTTTATCATTGCTTTACCAGCAATAAAAGCTTGCCTAACCACAACACCAACAGCAATAAGCTTAAATGCACCACCTAATTTTTTAAATGATGCACTTGCTTTGTTTGTGGTTCTTTGAACATCGCGCTCAACTTTTCTCAAGCCGCGTCTAAGGTCAGACATATCAGCTTCAATGCGAACTAGGAGTGTGTCTACAGTACTCATTAGTCAGGATACCTTTCCATCATGTCGTCTAACTCTGGTTTTCCAAGAGGCGGCGATGTTCCTCCAGAATGAAAATCAGCAAATCCATTTAGTGCGGCGTTAAACTCTATCATGCTCATGTCCCAGAAATCTTTTGGTCTCATTTGCATTTTCCCTAGTGCGATTTTCATATAATCGTCCCAAGGAAATTCGTATGACGTTACACTGTCGCCTCTTTTAAGTTTCCCTCATCTTGCCCACCGCCCAATGAGACTGATAAAATTTCTCCTACTGCCTTCATAGCATCAGCTAAACCAGCATCCCAAACAGAACTTTGAATATCTTTTATGGTAACATCGTTTCCACCAGCCCTAATAATCGGCAATAAAATATTACACATTTGGCTGGTAGTAAGGTCGCCATCAGATAATTTTTGCAAAACTTTTAAAATACCTGTACCACAAGCATCTTCAATTTTTGCTAGTCCGTCCATTGTTACTCTGGAGTTCCACGTCTTTTCCCCCAGACTTATCTTCATTTCGCCCTTTTTTGGATTTGTCATTCTTGACCTCTTTCGCGTTTATTAAAAATATTTCGTTTCTTTGTGCTACATCTATAGCTTCTGTAACTTCCCAAACTACTGAACCCACCTTGAAGGTGTTTCCAACTTCAAGGCTTGAGGAGCAAGGTATTGAGAAGGTTGAGCCTTGAGCATGGCAAACATAATTTTCACCATCTATATTAACAGTAAGTGTTTCCCAAGCCATGCTTAGTCTCCTTTATGCGGCTGTAAAGGCGAATGCACCACTGTTTTCAAGTGTTACTGAATATGTAGCTTCGCCATTATGTTCACCAGTATATTCTAGCGATGCAACCATGAATTTTCCTTTGTATGTACCAAAATCAGGTATAACAATTTCAAAATTTGCAAAGTTTGCACCTCCAAAAGCATTTTTAAGCGTTGTTTCTGAAGCCGCATCTGTAAATACGCCAGAACCAGAGACAGAACACGTTTGTATCCCACCATTTGCCAAGAGTTCACGAACTCCAGAGCTATCTTTAGTTGTTACATCAACTGCTTCATCATTCATACTAATACCAGTAGAACGTAAACCGCCAACTGTTGTGTATGTATCTGAAGCTGGTGCCGCAGTAGCATCTGCGCCAATTTTTAGTAGTAGGGCTGAACCTTTTTGAGCCGCCATGATTTATACTCCTTAGTTATCAAACACTACAGCGCGAAACCTCATAACTCCGTGCCGTGTAATTCCGTCTTGTTCCTCTAATGTATTACTAAACTCCTGTCTAATATTAACCAAAGAGGCTCCTGTTACTGTTATAGCAGTATTATGAAGCTTTTCATAGACCGATTGCATTATCTCTTTAATTTCTCGTCTGCCTCTATATTGAGACCATGCGTGAAGTGTAAGAGTATGTTCAACCCCATCTAATGTTTTTGTATCATTATTAATTGCTGTTTCTTCGCCAATAACGACATATGGATATACAGAACCCTCTGGAACATCATCATACACAGGTACATTTGCACTACCTATACCAGATACATTTCCATTTAATGCTGTAAAAATTGCTTTTTGTAATTCCCAAGAATGCAAAGACATTAAACACCCCTTGCTTTTATTTTGCGATACATAGATTTTATTTTAGGTCTATTTTCTTCTAATGCTGGTTGCATAAACGGCCTTGCTCTCATTTTGCTTGTGCCAAACTCTAAATATTCAGAATAATCTGCGCGACTTTCTACATCACAACCCAATTTATCTGTATCATATATTGCGAATATATTACTTGCTAAAAACCCAGTATCAGTATTTGGCGGCTGTCCTTCTGCGGATGCAGTATGGCTTCCGTATGTTCTGCCACCACTACTTGAGGATTGTATAGATTTAACTGCTGTATTTCGAACTATTTGACCAGCCATAGATATAACTTGCTGTGTAAGCTTGTTGTATTGACTATCTGCTGACCTATATTTTTTTGTTCGCCTTGCTACTCGAAATTTGATGCTCATGTTGCAATCCCCTCAATACAGGTAATTTCAAGATATTTATTTTTATTATCTACATTCACAACGCTTTGAATATTAAATATTCTAGTTTCTTGTTTGCCTGAATTAATAAATTCATACATTATTCTATCTGCAAAGCTTAAATTTTTTCTAAATCTTATTTTAATTACGTGAGTAGTTGGTTGCTCAATTTGGTCGCCAAATAATCTTTTGTTACCAGATTTTGTTGTAATAGCACCGTAAACAGTAGCAAATGTAGTCCAAGCAGTAATTGCATTAGAGCCGCCACCATCAGATGCAACAGTTTTTTTCTGCAATTGCAATCTGTGACGCATTCTTCCTACTGACATTATGAAATCCCAGACGTAATAACTGAATTATAAGGCGTAGAACCAAATCTTAAAATTCTATACGGGTCGAGTAGTGCCGACAAAGTAGATGGAGGTTGCGGAGCAACACTTCCCTCAAAGTCTCCACGATTTTCATAAAGGAAAGTCACATATTGTAAAATTGCAAGTCTGATTGCTTCAGGAACACTAGAACCATTTGTTCCATATCCCACAGTAAAGTTTATCTCAAGACCATTAAAAGTTCTCATGTCAGTTGGGTATGTGCCACCGTCCCTTAAAACAATCCTAGCTGGCTCTGAATAAGTATCAACATAGTAATTTGAAGCTGCCCAAAGGTTCTGTGTATCATCATCAGAGTAATACTTAATGCTTTCAACCGAAATAACAGGATTTGCCGCAAGCTCAATATGGCTTGATAGAGGCCTACTGTAGTGTCCGGTACGCATACCCTCCCAAAGAGGCGTATCAAGCTCACGCGCCCCATCCAGCATCATCTGACACGTTCTACTGATAAAGAACCTATTAGTGTAATTTTCAGCCCAATCAGTACCAGCCTGAATATAGCTTCGCACTTGGCTATCATCCACATCATCATCAAGTCGTAGGTGTTGACGCGCCTCAATTCTGCTAACAGGCGTTATAGCTGGATTAGCAATAATTTTTAAACCACTCATTCGCCTGTCTCCGTTTTAATTATATATTTATTTTCTTATTGTTAACTTTAGATTTTTTTGGCTTTTTTGGGGATTTTCCACCCACCCAAGCTTCATTTACATCAGGTGTAGATGGGTCATCAGCTTTTAATTTTCCTGATGCAGTTCTAGCTCTAACTGCTTTTGTTTCTGTTGGATTAGCGTTTCCGCCTATCTCATAAGCTACGCCCATATCAACGAAGCTTTTAAAAATTTCTTCTTGCCACTTACCTTGTGACTTATACTCTTTACCGATTTCGAATGTTGCTGTCTCCGCACCATCTTCTCTAGTAATTCCAATTTGCGATTTACTCATAGTAATTTTCATTTGGGTGCTCCCTTATTGAAAGTTGGGGGGCGTTAACCCCCCGACCATTATTATGATGTAGCGTGTTTAAGAACGCGCATTGCTTCTGCCAATACAACTTCACCACCAACACGGCGACGAGCTAGATAACGGACGTTACCAACTTGTGCTTGTGAGTATGGGTCACGAAGAACTGATAAAGCTACACGATCAACAATCATATATCCGCGACGGAAGTCACCGAAGAATACTGATTTTGCACCAGAAGCCGCATCAGCAACATCAGGACACTCAAGATATGGTGAACCTAAGATTGTGTTTGGCAAGCCAGACTGACCAGAGAAACCAGTTTGGAAGATGTACTGACCAGCAGTATCTTTCAATTTACGGATTGCACCTAGTGTTGAGCGATTAAGCATGAATGTAGCATTGTTTGCATAATCTGTTTTAAGATCATGTACCAAATCCATTAGGTTATCTGTTGTGATAGCCGCTGTCGCCGCACCTGTAGCTGTGTGTGCTACTGTTGTGCCATCAGCAATACCTGTTGGTTTGTTTGTGCCATTACCAGAAATAAACGCCGCGCCTTCTGCTTTTGCAAACTGTTCAGCAAATTCTTGGTTCATTTCAGCTTCAAGATTGAAAACACTATCTTCAAGTAACATACCAGAAATATCCACTCTCGCGTATAATTCATGTGTTGGGATAGTATTTAAAGAAGTTGTGTAACCAGTTGTCTCTGCACGAGTACCAGTTTCAGCAGTCCAAGCCGCCGCAAATGTTGCAGTTTTGCTAGGAACTTCAATTTCTTTATTTGAAGTTTGACGAACACGAGCAACAGAACGTACAGGAGAAATCTCAGTAATTACTTTGATTAACTCATTTACATACTCAGCTGGTGCTAGATTACCAGCAGTAGCCGCAGTGCCAACAGTCAAAGCTTTCACTTCTTCTGGTGCCATGTTTTGCTCACCTTTACGCATAAAGCTGTCCCAAGCTTTTAGGGATAAATCAACTTCTTTAGCTTCCATCATGTTAGCTGGACGCTTTAGCATTGTTTCGATTTCATTTAACTTTGCTTCGAAACCTTCAGCGTGCTTTTGCTGTTGTGTCAAATTTTGGTTAATGTCCTCAAATTTGTCCATATCTGCTTCGATACGAGCAAGTTTAGCTTCAGTTTCGCCATCAGCAGAACCTTTAGCTTCGATTTGAGCCAAACGATCATCATTTACTTTTTTGAATTCTTCAAAAGCACCTGACATCGCTTCTACGGCTGTTTTTACTTGATCTTCCATTTGGTAGACCCTTTCCGTTTAAGTTTTAAGGATGTTGGTAAGGCTGTTTAGAGCCTCAAGGACTTTAGGCGTTTCCTCTTTTACAGCATCCCGCTGTTCAAGTGCCTTGGAAACAGCATTTGCCGCCGCCTTTGCTTCATTGCGTGATAGGCTTCCTTCATCCCGAAAGAATGTTTCCCATTCACGCACCGAGCGTTCTGTGCCTTTTACCGCTTGAACCCTTGCGCGTGGGTTCATTGGAAAAGTAACAGCAGAAATTTCCATTAAATCAACTGATTTAAGTCTGCGAGTTTTGCCCTTCTCGTCGTAATCGACATATTTAGGCTCTACACGGTATCCTATAGACAATCCATCAAGTGCGCCCATCTTCATGAGTTCATGCACCTCACGGCCTCTCTGTGTGCCCATAGCAAGCCGACCTTTGACCTTTAAGCCACGATCATCTTCAATTATTTCATCGAATACACCAATAGGCTCGTCTGATTTATGTTGATATAATAATTTAACGGCTTTCGCGCCTTTGCGTCCGATTGATTTAGCAAACGCACCCTTTTCAATAATATCGCCACCTAAGTCTTTATTACCAAAAATAGACCCATATCCAGAAAATTCACCTTCATTTTCTTCGTTATCTTGTGCCTTAATTTCAAAAGATACATCAACGCGGCCATCTTCAAATTTAGTTTCAAGACCAGAGGGTGTTATCTCTTGGTCAATTTGGTTTGCGTCATCCATACTCTGACCTCTTTACTTTCGTTTAAGCTGTTAACATCACCTGATATTTTAACTCATTCTTTAAATAGTTTAAATCATCTAAATTAAACTTTGAAACATATATAACACATTTATAGAGTATTTTGAATGGTTTGTTAATCCCTTATAAAAAATGTTAATAAATAGCCTCTACACCAATTCGTACAGGGATTAAGGGTGTATTATTATCTATAGCTTCGTTAAGCTTTTCTAATTTATCGAAAGTATTACCAAAAGTTCTATTAATTATTGGCTCATGTCCAAATTTATCTATATATTCTTTTAACGCATCATCATAAATTTTATTAAAGTTAAATTTTTCAACCATCTATAATTTCTTTCATTATATTTTCAAAAGCTTCTAGGGTATTTGGCATGTTATCTTTTAACCATTTTTTAGCTTTTCTTGATTTATATACTGTAAATATTTCTGCGAATGCTTCATTGTATATATGTTGCTCTTGCTTCCAATATGCTTTGCTATGACCAGATACTCCAGAATTTTCATGTCTAAATTTACCTCTAGCAAGTCCGTCTATAATATCTGCTAAATTTTCTGCTTGATCATATTTTGCTGTATAAAAGTAATATGTAATTTGTCTGCCTGTATTTTTATAAGTATGTATTCTTTTATCTTTTTTATATAATTCATCAAGGTAACGATCTATTGCCTTTTTCTTACGCATACCTTTGCCAAGACCCATATTTTTAGCGTCTAAATCTAATGCACTCATAAACTGAGTGCCACCAACGCTATACGATATATTTTGTCTATTATTTCTTTGACCAATCATGTGATCAATATGGTGTCCATATTCATGTATTGGCGTTAATTCATCCATATCGGTGTCTAGCTGTCTGTAAAATGCATAATATACACCCTCGCCTTGATTTATACTATCTGGTTTGGGCAATTTGTTAGCTACAGCAAGAGTAAGGGGTGTCATATTCCTGTTTATTCTATCTTCAATATCAGACTTCTTAAATTTAGAATTAGGCAACATTGTTATAAGATCAGTAAGATTAAGATTTTTAGGCGGTGGCGGTGGTGGTGTTATTTTCTCTGGCTTTGGCTGTGCATCATCAATAACAGTGTCCTCTGGTTGGACATAGAGCAATACGCACCTACAATTTACTACATTCGCCGCCCCACCACGACTATCACCTGGTCTATCCATTAACGCTGTGCCAAAGTTTGTAGGCACTTCAAAGTCTTCATCCATTGGTATTATTGTGCCATTCATCGCCGCGTGTTTGCTTCTAGTTCTATCATCTGTCACAGACACCCACTGCTTTTGAAGATTAGGTATATTCATTTCTTTTGCTAGACTGTGGTTTGCATAACTAGCCGCATTGTGGGTTTCAGTCCTAGATATAGTTGCTGAACGCGCCCTGCTGTAATTACCCCTAGTAGATTGAAATATTTGATCAGCTACATATCTTGTTCCTAGCGCCTCTTTGTCAGCCTCTAGCATAACTTTTACTAAATCTTTTCTTGTGGTATCTGATATTTTTTTAACTGCGCCTAAACCAGATACCCTCATGTAGTCTCTGATTAATAGTTCGAATTGACTATCTTGCTTTTGGTGTCGCAACATTCGTAAACCAAATGCTTCTATGACTGATCTATAATGTGGCTCTAATATCTTGAGTATACGGCCTTCAATCAAGTTCCCTGTTAGCTCAATAGAACTTCGTTCTAAATATTCACGTCGAGCTATGTCGCCGATCTTAGCGAATTCTGTAATTAAATTTAAAGAAAGTTTGCGCTCAAAAGATTGTCTTAATCTAAGTTGCTCTGTAATTTCACGCCTTGCGTTATATTTTACGCCGCCAAATTTTTTTAATTCTAGTGTCGCCATAGTCCACCTCTCTGTGCAGACTATAGCATTTTGTTTTTTATATCACCATCAATTTATCGATGTTTAAACCAGCTAGTACCATAATTGCTATGAATACAATTGCTATAAACCATTCATCTCTGTCCATAATTAAGCCTCGTCAAAATGCGCTTGGACTTGCTCTAAAGTCTGTCCAGCAAATTTGTTTATACATTCATCAAGTTCTTCGGCGATGATTTTATCAATGTCTCTTACAGTAAATGCTGTTGAATTAATGTGGCTTTCTTCTTTCTTAGCGCCAACAATATCAAATACGATGTAATTTTTGGCATCATGCAAATAAAGTTTTTTCCAAATCTCAAGATCAATTCTTGTTTTGACAGGTTTACCAAAATGCCAGTTTGTTTTTTTCTGTATCTCAGCTTTAAATGCTTCGTCAAATTTTTTAGTAATTAATGTCATTGTTAAAATCCCTTGTCCTAATTTATATAAGTAATGTAGCACATATAAAAATAAGTGTCAACCCCTAATTTTAAATTAATTAACATTAGTTTTAATTATATTAACTAAATAAATAAATAATTTATAAATGTTAAAATAATCATAATTTTAGGTATTGACATTAAATGTTAAATAGATTATAATGTATTTATGAGACTAATGAAAGGAGGACAAGAACTTGAAAAAATCTAAACCGTTTTCACCAGACTTTATTATGAATGGTCTTTTGAATGCAAAGCCAGCTAAGGCTAAACCAGCTAAAGCTAAGGTAGCCAAAAAGAAACCAGCTAAAAAAAAAGACAAAGCGTAGCTGAATTATTTTTTGGAGACTTAAATAAATAATCAACAGCTCCAGCTATAACGGCTGGGGCTACTTAAATTTGAGAGGACAAAAAATGGAAACGATGAAAACAATGGATGTTTGGATAGAACTCCAAAAGCCAGATCAACATTATACTGGCCATGATATTTGCGACAGGGCAAATAAAATGCTTAAACGCCTTGGTGTTAATGATGGGAAATTTCAATACAATGACCCTAAATATAAAAGCACTCAATATGGCGGTTGTCTTTATATATATAATAATGACTGCGGAATATCTGGGCTTGAAGACAATGGCAGATGGTTTAACCTAAATTATTTCGGGCGTGACCACATTGAGATTGAAGGTACAATATCTTAACATAATTACTTGCTCCAGCTAATTGTAGCTGGGGCTTTTTATATTGAAGGGACAAGAAATGACAAAGATGATGAAGGTTTGGATAGAATTGCCAGAACCGAATGAGGCTGGTTTCACTGGTGAAGAAATATGTAAACGTGCAAATGAAATGCTAATACGCCTTGGCTCAACCAATGGTGAATTCAGCTATTCTAATGAAAGATTAGTTGGTAAATGGATTAAAGGCCATTATATATTTACGGCAGAATTTGGTAGAACTGAATTAAAAGATAACGGCAGATGGTTTAACCTAGATTACTTTGGTCGTGATAATGTTGAGATTATAGGGGAAATATCATGACAGCAAGAAAAGTTACTAATGAATTTTTAGAAGCCGTTGAGCATGGGTGTTACGATAAGGATAATCTTATAGTGGCATTCTGCAAATACTTGAGCGAAGATGATGTTAAAGACTTCATCCGCACCAATGAACTAATGATAAATGTAGAGGATGAATAAATGATAACAGCTATATGTTATGACGAGTGTGGTACTGAGGTATCTATAGAGGTAGAAAGCTTAGATGAAATACCACCAGAGTATAAATTTAGATACTCTCAAAAATACACTGACAGAGAACTAGCTGAATGGCGACTGTGGCTAGATGATCGTGATGATTACGATTATGAAAATGATTATTATTAAGGGGTAAAAACATGGCTCATAAAATTAAACTATTAACTGCCGTGCAATCATGCAAACTTCTTAAAATCCCGATAACAACATTTCTTATATTAGAACGTGATCAATCCCTACCGCCATCTATTGACGTTGGGATTGGTCGCCGATGGGACAAAGCTGAACTATTAGATTGGTATGACTTCGCCAAAGAACACCTTGCTAATCCTTAGAACTTAATGGATGGTCTTTAGGCAATAAATCAGTATCAAATTTTCCGCGCTTGAAGCGGCCTGTTCTTACAGCGCTCAAGAACCCATTTACCCTAGCATAAGCCCACTGATCGGCGCTCCTGACGCTTGGGCGCACACTTTGAGGGTTTGTTTGATAAGCACCTATGCCCCTTCTAAATACTGCCTCTAGCATTCTTTGTGTTACACGCTTTCCTTTTTTATCACCATGCTTGTCATTGTGATCTTTTACTTTTTCAGCGAGACCTTTTTTAACCGCTTCTGATATTTTGGCTTTCACATCCATAACATCTTCATTGGTAAAAAATTCTTCTAATTCAAAATTTTTATCACGCTCTCTGTCTAGCTGTGCGGCTTTTTTTCTTGCCCAAGTTTGACCAGCATCACCACCCCATAACAACCAAGCTATAAGACCAGCGCTTGGATAACCCTCTTCACCTCTGTTAAATCCTACACCCTGCTTATCAACTTCATGTCTGCTAAAATAGCTGTGCATTCTTCTTACTGTTCTTGGGGTTAATCTTTCTCTTGATTTCAATTGGTTAGCCCTTGATACACCAACTAATGTACCACCACGATTAAATTCTTTTCTAAGTTTTAATCCGCGAGTTGCATTCGTTTGCATTGCTTCAGTTGGTATGGTATCAATATCACTTTCTGCTTTTTCTTCTGTTTCTTCAACTTCCGCCCATTTATTGCAAAGATATTGTATTCTGACTTTAGCATTGAATAAGTCGCAAACATTATTTTCATAGTGTATGCAATTGCCACATCTTTTCTCACCATTGCCCATTCTGTAAGCTTCTGGCAGTTCATCTGGAACTGGCTCACCATCTGGATATTGATCAAGCTTTGTTTCACCATATGCGTCTGTATAGTCTTTTTCAGCATCATCACCATTTGCTGGAGGTATAATTGGGCTACCTAATGGGAAAAGATTTGCTTCAATGAAAATATCGTCACCACCATTAATCGGTGTTAATCCTAACCTATCTCTTGCTTCGTTTCTTGTAATAATACCAGCCCCAACAGCCGCTACTACATTCTCATAAACACGCTTTCTGCGTTCGACCATAGCTGGAATGCTGTCATAATCGTAATCAATTCTAATATCATCACCATATGATGGTGAAAGCCACTCATTAAGATCATTACAAACACGCATTGCTAATGGTATGATTGTCTCCTCATACATAGCCAATCGTGCTTCTTGTATATTTGAATAAGTTTGGCTGTCTGGGATACCTATAATTTGCGACGGAATACCAAAGCAAAGAGCAATGTCTTTAGCCGCCATATGCTTGTTTTGTAAAAAATCCATATCCCTTGGGGACATACCCATTTCTTTCCAATCAAAATCACCTTCAAGCAACATAGGTTTACCAGAATTATTAGTTCCACTCATTCTGCGGTCTAAATCATCTTTTATTTGCTTTCTCTGAATATCAGACATCATCATTGGATTTCCAGATGTATCAGTAGGCTTAAATATAACCGCTCCTGATGGTCTAGCACCATTAACAAGCAATGCTATATTATGCTTTGCTATGAGATTATGTTGATCAACATCTATTGAAGCCGCCATAAGGGGTGACATACCTAGATAATCATCCAATGGATTCCAAGTTTTAAAATGCTTTACTTCTGATTGACCTGTAAATGGGTCAGCTTCATAAGTTTTTGCAACCTTGCCATTAAGCATATAATTATACCCTTTTGGTATAGAAGTATTGCTTGGTATTATTTCAACACGATCTGGCCTTAAAAGGTGTAACTCACTTGGCAAGCCGCCAGCGGTGCTACTAATAGCGAAACTATTACCAGATAATAAAATATACGCATAAAGTGATTGAAAATATTCATTGCCAGCCTGTATTGGGTTAGGTTTTTTTAAAAGGGTTAATAATGGGTGTTGCTCAAGCTCTACATCGCCTTGATATACTTTAAAACTTATAGAAGCGGCGGCCTGTGATATTTCATTAACGCATTTAAAAACTACTGCATTCTGCTGATAACCCTCTTTGGCATATGATCTGTAGTTATCTTGCCTGTTGTGATATGGCGTTGTTTGTTGCATATGCACTCTTGGCGCTTCTTTATGTTCTAAATTTAAATTATTTTTCTTTAAAAAATCAAAAAAGGCCATTAGCTAATTCTCCACATTGGCTGTCCAGTTGACGCGCTTAGTTCTGTTAATGCCCATACTAAGGCATCCATTCTGTCTGGCGACTTTCTGGAATTTGGTGTATATGAGACCATCTGATCTTCCAATTCTTTATGTATTCCGACATGGTGTACTCTACTCTGTTCATACAGTGCCGCAATAGGTTCTGCTCTTACAAGCTTACCACGACTTGCGTGAACTGACGAGTAAGGAATGTTTATATCTACTGTTCTTATCACTTTTTCAACTAAATCACCACCATTATTGACTTCTGCAATCAATCTGTCGGCGTTATAAGTATGAAAAAGGCTTACTGCCTTTCTAGCCCAACCATCAGGTGTGTTCTTATGTGAACCATCTTCGAGTACATAATAATGATTATTATTGCATCTTGCCGCTACGATTATGCCTGTTTCATCGCTATCTTCATTATTTGTGACACTTGGGTCTATAGCTACAACAATTCGATTGAATTCTGGCAAATTTTCTAAATTAACTCTATTTTGATCAATTACGCCATAACCCCATAAAGCACCTTCTAAATCATCTAAGACTTCTCCATATAGCTCCTGTCGGCCTAGTCTAGTGCCTTCATATTTATCTTTTAGCTGTGCAACCGCTACCTCAGACAGATTAGCCGCATTATCAAATGTGCTACCTCTTGTAATTATTGTATTGGTTCTTTTTACTAATCTTCTAGTTAGATCATTTGGTGCTGGTGTTGTTGTAATAACACATTGAGGATTTTCACCTAGACGCAAGCCAAACATAAGCTGATCAAATGCGTCTGGATACTGCCAAGCCGCTATCTCGTCACACCAAGCCCTGTGAAATTGTGGACCTCTTAATCTTTTTGGTTCACTCGCCGCAAAGCCTTGTATTATAGACCCATTATATAACCTTATTTCTGCGGCTGAACTTGAATACCCTTGTCCTCTACCCTTTAAAAGACAATCATCTGGTAGCCAATTCATAATACCAGAGACACCACCAAATGCCACGCGGCGCAAATCACCGAATGTAGGGGTTACAACAGCACATCTGCTTTCTGGATTATTAAGTGCATAGACCATGGTATCAAATGCACCGACCATAGTTTTTCCCCAACCACGTCCAGCTAATATAAGCCACACACCCCAATCACCCTTTGGGGTTAATTGTTGGGGTCTCGCCATGTCTAACCAATCACTGTAAAGTGTGCTGTGCGCTTGATGACTTGAGGCTGGCAAGTTCGTCCAATTGGTCGATAATTTTTCGTAAACTGTCTGGTGCTGTGACATTAGCCGATACCTTGCTGATTTCTTGAGCTTGACCTAAGGCCAATTTACCAATTTTTTGAGCATTACTTACTGTATGTGCAAGACCACTCATATCATGTGGTGTTAAAATTTTTGAAGTTAATCTAAATTTTTCTAGTGCATTGTCTTTATCTGGACCATTGCTCATTTCTGCAATTTGCAACAAAGTATTTCTACTTTGAACATCTTGATTAATCCTACGACCAGCATCGCCTATCATAGCCAAGGCTAGTTTTATTGCATCATCGTCAAGACGAGAGCCATATTCGACCATTTTTTCTAGTCTTTCGCGCTTTATGGCTTCATCATACTCGGTTTGCACTTTGTTCTTATCAGTCTGCCAATCTTCTGACTTAGAACGCCTGTGTAATGATGCATATGCAACATCATGCCTTTTAGAAAGAGCTTGAACTGTAGGGTATTGACGCACGTTATTTTCGTCCACAAACCCATGAACAAATTCATCTCGTATCTTTATTTTTAAAGCTTCATCAATTTTGTTAGTCATAGTATAACCATTATCATATATTTTCACTATTATCCAGTATCAACTTCTTTAAACGTGTTGTTGACCAATTGTGTTCTCTTTTATTATAATAAATATCTATCTCTAGGTCAGAACCAGTAAAGTATTTATTTATATAATCAGAACCTATAATTCTTACATCTATGGGTAAAGATTTGAGCAATTCAATCAACTCATCCTCTGTATGATAAATTATTACTTCATCTACATATTTTACAGCATTCAGCTGTATTTGCCTCTCCATAAGAGATTGTATCGGTTTATTTTTTTCTGGTCTATCTATGGTGGGGTCAACTTGCAATCCAACTATTAGATAGTCACAAATAGATTTAGCTTCTTGAAGCATAGTTATATGCCCTGAATGTAAAAGATCAAAACAAGAGCATGTAAAGCCTATATTATACTTTTTCTTCATCATTAAATTTCTTTTTGATGAGTATTTGTTGTTTTGTTAACCATTCTTTTTTGTATTCTGTATTCTCAAATAGCTTAGAAAAGCCTGTAATATGCTTTAGCCTTAACAGCTCCTCTGGTTCCATTCCTAGATGATTGCATATATCAGCGTCTTTCCATCCCTGTTCAAGCATAGAAAACACCATAGAGGCCATACCATCGACACTATGAGAACCTCTAGCCCTGTTATGCCTTACTGTAGCCGCCATTCTTTCATTAATATCTTTTTCTATTACAACAATTGGTAATCTGCCATGATTTCTGTCTGATATATCTTTATTGCTTTTGCAGGTAAAATATCTATGAAACCCATCAACTATAATATATTTATCAAGTTCTTCATCATATATTGTAACTACTGGCTGTGTATATCCATCATGTTTGATTGATGTATAGAGAAGCTTCATTTCAGCACCAGCAACACTATTAGGATTATAATCGTTTGCTTGCACCTTTTCTATATCTACCCACATAACCCTATCAACTGGCTGTTGAATTGGAGACATACTATGCAAATCGTCTTTGAGTGCCTCAATATACTCAATCTTTTCTTGAGTTGATAAAGCATCTAAGTGGTCACGTATTGCATCATTAACTAACATTTACTGGTATCCAATCTTTATGTTCTGATTTGTTTACAAAATCCATGTCGCCGCGCTTCCATCTTCTATATGTAATAGCAAATGGGTTTTGTTCAAAATTACTTACCTTAGTAAAATCTATATCTTGAGCGAGAATAGTAGTAACATGAACCTTATGGAGCTTACTCATATCCTTTAACATAGAATATTTATCATCCATCTGTGCAAATTTTTTACGCATTGCCTCTTGATAAGCTGGGTCAGTAACTAGATTTACAAGTAAATGATCTCTATATTCGCGCCAATCTTTAAACATATACGGCAAACTCTTAGCTTGGAACATATCAGCCTTAGTCATATGTCTTGCTTGGTTTACTCCATCTAAACGCTTAACAAGTTTATTCCATGTGTCACGCTCAATCTCTTGAAGATAAAACAACTGATGGACTGCTGTCTCATGGTGAAGGTTAGAAACGCGCATCTTTGTCGGGCTTACTCCATATTGATAAAAATAATCATATGCCTTTGCATATTGCCAGTTATGATCAAATATACTTTTCCATATATCAGTATATGACCAATCATAGAGGGGGTAAAAATTATAATGATTTTCTTTTTTATTAACTTTTTTGCCCCATGTAATCCATTTATATGTAGCCGCTGTAGTTAAGCCAGCTAGTCGGGCTGGGCTTTCTTCTGCCCTTACTCCAGCTAAAACAGCCATTGGGGTATCAGGCCAATGATGTTTCATTATTGCTGGGAACATCTCATAAAATCTGTCTTTACCGTATATATTTTCTGTGATTGCAAAATCTTCTTTAGGTCGCATCCAGTTTTTATCATCGCCTTCTGTCCAGCAATGCAAATAATGCTGTTCATTTGATGTTGAGTTTGTCATTTTTATTGGAATTTGAAACCACCAAGGCTCAACCCTTGGGTCAAGCATAACTTTTCTTACATAATCAACTACGTTTTGCCACTCCGCTTCTTGGTCTAAAAACATAACCTTTAGGGGTAAACGTCCTTTTTCTTCTGCAATTTTTAATGCAAGATTTAGCGTTACTGTGCTATCCTTTCCACCAGAGAAAGAAACAACTACTTCATCAAATTCGTCAAAAATAAATCTTATACGATCTAAAGCCGCATCAAAAACATTATTGTTAGTGTGTATTTTCATTCTGTATTGCCAGTAATAAAATCAGCTTTCATTCCCCATTCAATACAAGTGCTTATTGCTTTATGTGCATCCCACATTTCCCAACTATCAATTGAAATAGATACATTCCATGCATCATGTTTATGCTTTTGAAAAACTTGATGTGGCGAATGAGTGTCTAAAATATAAAAAAGACCTCGTTCAAGCATTAATTCTTCTTTATCTACACCCCTGACGAAAATTCCATGATCTACTCTAATTTTTAATTGGTGTGAATATCTTGGATATTTAGGGTCTATATGTAGAGGTGTTCCATTTCTAACTGCAATCCAATGTGGGTCGTCAATTAATATTGTTTTTCCATTTTCATCAACAGAGCGACCCCATGTCTTTAATCTTTTTGCTTTTGTAAATTCAGTAACTCCAAAAGCTTTTCTAAGTTGCATTTCATTAGGACTTGCAATCTGTCTCGGTAAGTCAACCATTGTGTGATAAACTGCTGGATTAGTTCTTTGGTCATTTTTTAGTTCAATATCCCATTTTACATCCATTATTCTACTCCATCTTGAAATGTTAAAGATTGTCTTTTTGATGATCTTCTAGGGTCAATCATGCTTTTTGCTACCCTATGGTCAACCAATGAAGGCACACTAATCCAATACTTTTCTTTACGTTCTTTTAAAAACTCCTGCATCATAAGGTCATAACCCATTGGGTCGTCAATTTTTTTATCCCATCTTTCCCAATAATCTGCGATCAAATTAGAATAATATGGTGGATTATAATGGCACTGGTTCATCATAAACTTTCCGTCCCATCTACTACCAATTCTTATATCGTCTTTTCTCATTGAAAAAAATTGTATTAAACTAAACGGCTTTTGAGTGATAACTTTGTTTGCTTTTTTTACAAAATCTCTTGTTAAAATTATGTCTTCTTCCATATGAATACATGGTTCATCACCAGCCATTCTCATACCTTTAATAAAAGTATGCATAGCATCTTGCTTTTCATCAAAACACCATTCAGCTTGCGGTAAGTGTTTTTTTAAATAATCAATAAATTCGCCACGCTCTTTAACAGCTCGTATTAATATTTTGACCATATTGGCACTCTTATTCTTTCGCGTTCTCTGTTGATAATAGCCGCGTCTTCTGGCTTCTTATCCATTATCCAGTATCGCCAGCCCTGATAGTAATAATAATTTCTTGGCTCTGTTTGATTTTTAAAAAATATTTGCGGCAAACCATGTTCAAATATATAAGTAGCAGTCCAAATAAATTCGTCGTGATCGTCCCATTTTTTTCCTACAGTGTAATAATGTGGTATATGTGGCATAGTTTTTGCATAAACGAATTTAGCTTTTCTTAAGTTGCTACAAGCCCTTAATACATCACCCATCTTAATTTCCTGTAAATACAAATGTTTCAGCGCAATGGGGGCATATAACCTCTGTTCCTTCTTTTCCCTGTATTCTATCATTCATATCTTTGTCCATTTTTTCACCAGCTTTGATCATATTATCTTCGTTGATTTCAGATGCATCAAATTTTGGCTCTAATACTGGGTTATAATTAAAAGCTGATAAATCTATATCTACCCCCATAAGCCCTAGATCAAAACCTTCATTACTCATTTCTTTAAGTTGACTAAAATACAATCCTGTGTCCCATTCGCCATTTTCAGCAAGTTTATTATCAGCAATTACATATGCTTTTTTCTGTTGTTCAGTCCATCCTGTAGCTGTCATGCAGGGAACTTCCTCAAGATTTAACTCTTTAGCGGCAAATAATCGACCATGACCTGCAAGAACCTGGTCATTCTCGTCAATGAGAATAGGCATAGTCCAACCCCATTCCCTAATACTATCGGAGAGTTGTTTTATTTGGCTGTCTGGATGAATTTTTGGATTTCTGTCGTAAGGAATAAGCTCACTTACAAGTCTTTTATTTACATTATCAGCCGCCCAATTAGACATTTATAACTCCCATATTTTAACACATTGTTTATTATTTTATAAATTATGTTACAAAGATAAGCAATAAAGATATTGTTTTTAAACCCCCCTCATGGATAAGGGAATGAAGGGGGGAACATGGGAGGATGTTCTAAGGTTTATAAGCCCTAGTGAATACTACCATATTTTTCTAAATTTTGACATTATTTCTTCTGCTGTTTTTTTTCTCTGTTCAGCATCAGGATTTTTTCTACTTTTGGACTCTATCTGCCTCTTAGGTGTTGTAAGCAATTTGTGCTTTCTGTTAGCTAAAATAATTTTTAGAATAAGACCTTCATGTGGTCTTCTGTTTGGATAATCAATAAGATATTGCATACAAGCTTTTGTAATTTCTTCTTGCGTATAATCTTGCAACATATCCATCCAACCCATTAGAATATCTCGTTTGACATATTCATCTTGTGGAACTTCATAATATCTACTCATAAGTCCCTGTGCCTTGATTGCTATGCAAGCCCTGTGCTTACTAAGCTGATCATTGTCCAATATCTTTGATTGCATTGCTGGTAATTTATTCATCTGATGTAATCCTAACTCTTGCTAGATCATTGACCATATCCCTAAAGAGGTGATCTATTCCATGCTCTTGTTTTTCTAATTCATCGTCCCATCTTCCCTGATTAAGCCAAGTTGCAGGGTGTGGTATGAATTTTTTCTCCTTATGAGATACACTATCAGCATATGGTTTTACCGCATCAAGTATTCTATCTACACCAATAGCGTGTGATGCTTTTGCAAAAGCTTTTTCAGCATTAGCCCTACCAACCTTTCTGGGATAGATTGACCAGAAATTATCAAAGCCAATAGAATTTGATCTTAATATAGGTTTATTTACATGATTATTGATTACATGGTTATTGGTGTCTAAATTCTGGATGGGGGCTAGTCCAGATTTTGCACCCCCTGCATCTATATTCTGTACCCCATTATCAATATTGAGGTAATATTCATTAGATGTTTGCTGTCCATCTTCTCTGCATCTGCCCTTGCGTTCTATCAATCCCTTTTTTTCTAAGACAGTAAGGTGTGCAAATATTGAGCTTCTCGACATATTGCAATCTTTAGACATTCTCTTAATGCTGGGGAAACATCCCAAGTCTGGATTATGTCTATCGGATAGCATCAATAATACAATTTTTTGTGATGGTGTTAAATCGGGCTGATGCAATGCCCATACAACCGCTTTCATGCTCATAGTTTAGGTGTCCTTTCTCTTGTCCTATAATCTATTTATAGAATTTTATACAAATATCAACTTTTTTCTTGTCAATTGAAAATCATCGTGTATAACTAAATGCAATTGGGGTTTACTGCTCGTACACACCAAACTTAAACCCCGCACTGAGTCTCTTGTCCTTTCGCAGTGTGGGGTTTTATTTATTTTCATCAAAATATTCAGATAATTTTTCTAATGTAGATAGTGAAGGCTTTCCGTCATTTTTTCTTATTCTGGATAAAGACATATAAGTTAATCCGCATTTATCTGCAACATATGCTAATCTTCTATCAATTAGCTTGTCTCTGACTTCTTCACTTGTAAGTAATTTGGCTTTCATTTTTCTCTCCAATGTTAAATAATTTATTTTATTCTTTACATTAATTAAACTAATCATTAATAATTGTAAACATATAATATGGACAGGAGCTAAAATATGAAAAAGAACCCACCTATCAGATTTGTAAAATCTCAAATACTTAATGGGATAGTAAATCATAATACAGACTTATTAGAACTAGAGATGTCTGGTAAAATTAGTCATTCGGAATTTCTTGCACAAAGTTTTCCAGCTAGCGCAATGCAAACAATAGATAGTGCAATTGCAACTGCTATTGATCTATTTAACACAAAGGAACTCGCAAATGAGAATTGACTCTGCAATGATTACCGCGATTGCCGAAGAACTTGAGCCATATCGTGACGACCAAGATGCTTTCTGGACAACTCTGGACGGTGAAACAGATGTTCTTGATCTAGTAACATCTATATTATTAAAAATTTCAGAGGCAGAAGCATGGTCAAATTCATGTGCGGATGTTTCTAAAAGATATGCAGAACGCAAATCAGGTCATGATGCAAGAAAGCAAAAGCTTACAAAAATGCTTAAGACCATTATGCTTTGTGCAAATCAAACTAAAATCCCACACGCTCTAGCAACCATATCTTTGAGGAAAGGTACTGAAAGCGTAAACATCATTAATCCTAATGAAATACCAACACAATTAACCAAGGTGTCTATCACACCAGATAAAACAGAAATCAAAAAACAACTCAAAGCGGGTATCAAAATTGATGGGGCTGAATTAGTCACTGGTGCTCAAACTATATCAATAAGGACTAAATAATATGACAAATGAAATTACAGAATACATAAAGGACAATGATACAGCATATCGAGATGCCCTTGTTGCATTCGCAAAAGCACAAGCTGAAATGGGTGCGGCTTTTAAAAATTCTAAAAATCCATTCTTAAAAAATAAATATGCTGACTTAACAGCAATACAAAATGCTGTTTATCCACCATTTCATGCTAATGGTTTTATTATACAGCAATGCCCAGACAGAGATGAACTGGGTACTTATGTTGAAACAATACTTAGGCATACATCGGGTGGGTCATTTGCTTGCAAAGTTTATTTGGAATATAAAGCAAACGATATGCAATCAATGGGGGGTGCTATCACATATGCGCGCAGATATGGATTATCTGCCCTTACAGGCGTACCTATTGAAGATGATGATGGGAACATGGCAAATGGTAGAACAGCCCCTGTAGCGCAGAAATCATTACACCGTATCGATACGCCTCAAAAACACCGCAACGAAACACCAGAACAGCGTGGCATAAAGCTTATGAAGTTTATAGAAACTGCTACAGTTGATACTTTTGATGCTATGTTTGACAAAGCATTTAACTTAATAAAAGAAATTGCAGAAACAGATAAAGAATTTTCTAATAAAATATCTACTGCATGGGAAAACAAATCAATTGAACTAGGAATGAACTAATGAAAAATATTACTATATATGGAAACTGTGCAAAAGATGCTGTTGTAAGAACAACACAAGGTGGCATGGATGTTTGCGGCTTTGACATAGCTGTCAATGATAGGAGAACAAAAGAAACATATTGGTTTAGTGTTTCTTATTGGGGGAAAGCTGGAAAAGCGGTTTCTCCATATCTTAGAAAAGGACAGCCTGTCGTAGTTAATGGTGAATTTTCTTGGCGCGAATACAATGATAAAAAATATTTAGAGGTAAATGCAAATAGCGTTTCACTAGCTGGGAAAGCAACAGGCAATCCACATCCGACTGCTGAAACTGCTGGTGATTTAAAGCCAACATATCTTGGCACTGAAGATGACGCTTTTGATGATACAATACCGTTTTGAGCAATAAACCAAGAATATCGGTTAAGCTACAAGATGGACAGTTACTACCCTGTTCCGCATATGATGCGGAGCAGTTAGCATTAGCAACGTATAACGCTGAATTTGATCTGGTATTAAGATCAAAAAGATCAGAACAACATCATAAGCTATATTGGTCAATTCTTGGCAAAGCCTGTAAAGCGACAGGAAAATGGCCTAACTCTGATAATTTGCACAGAGAACTTAAAATGGCCTGTGGTTTTTTTCAAACAGTCGTTAGCGAGTTTGGCGGTATTTATTATTTTCCAGACACAATCGCTATGAATAAAATGAACCAAAAAGAATTTAATGAGTTTTTTGAGTTAGCAATGGAAAAACTTGCTGATGCAATAGGGACAGACCCATTGGAGTTATTGAAATGAAAAAGGAATATACCGAAGAAAAAATAATGATAAGAGCTATGCCATGTCCAAAATGTGGCGCAAAGCCAAGAGAACATTGCAAAAGGCCACCAAGAGAAGATGGTCTAATAAGAAACCATAATGATCGTATGCTTTTATGGCATAAGTTTATTAAAGTTACAGAAGAAAAATGAGGTAAATCTAAAATGACTTTTTATACATTTCTTGTAATAACATATGTAGTCGCTGGCGTAGAAATAGAAAAGAAAACTTTATATAAAAACGCATATGAATGTGGCAATGCACTGCCATCCGCATACAAACCATATGAAGATATGGACAGCATGGCGCAATGTATAGAAACAGATAAAATATCTGAAATTAAAACAAAGCCAAAATTAAGACCAAAAAATTTAGGGGTTAAATAATTATGTGGTCAAACCTCAAACAGCAAAAGCCAATTAGAAATGAAAAGTTTTTAAATGAAATTAGGCAAAGGAAATGTGTAATCTGTCAAAAATTTGGAGAAGTCCAAACAACTATGACTACAGCACATCATGTTATACACGATAGAAATAGCGGTGGCAAAACCTGTGATATGCGCGCAATACCTTTATGTGATGGACACCATCAAGGAATGTGGGACACGAAAAAGGTAGCAATACACAAAGAAAAACAGAAATGGCGCGAATTATATGGTGCTGATTGGTCATATTCTGATTAATACAAGGGGAAAGGGTTTATAATTATATATGTTGGCAAATTCTGCCGAAAGCATTCGGAAATTATTGTGCAAAATTTTCCAGCTCGTCCCATTGTATCTTTACATGTGTTTCTGCTTTCTGATCTGGCTTGCAATAACTCTTAAAAGCAGACAAGTGCCAAACCTGTGCATCGTCCTTATAAACAACTTCATTACACCCATCCAATACAGCTTTAGCTAGGTTATCAATATCAGGCTTAGAAGGTACTAAAACTCCAGACTGACAAAGAATGGTTTTAGTTTTTGTATATGATTTAGGCACATCAAAATAAAAAGAGACAATAACACTTACCCTTCTATCAGTAACCTTTAGCCTAGAGTTCTGCATAGCAACCCAAGCGGTTTGTTTAATCAGAGTTTCTCGTTTACGTGTTTCTTTCGGAGTATATGCGTGTCCTTGCTTAGTAAATCTTGGTCGAGCTTTTCCAGTTGGTTTACCAGCTACTATAAATTCACAATTTTTAATCGACATAATATCTGCCTGTTAAGGTTATTAACTTCTATAAAGCATTTATATACGCATTAGAAGTGCAAATATGGGGGTCTAATGCGTTTATTTATAAATTATTTATAATAGGTGTTGACATAGTTAACAGTTATCATTATAAAGTTAATATAATTTATGAGAGGACAAATTATGATTATAAGCGATAAGAAATTTTCAAACTTAGATGAAGCTAATGCACACGGCAAGTTCATCGCAGAAAATACTGGATGGGATTACATTGGTGCAATCGTATCTGGCTCAAAAAATAATCTAACTTTTACAGCACAGTGGAGATATTAATGCAAAATCAAAAATTTCAAATCTTAAATTTCTTGCGAAATACAAATACTGGAATGACATCATGGGATGCTATTCAGCATTGCAGATGCACAAGGTTAGCCGCCAGAATATTAAACTTAAAAGATGATGGTCACACAATCGAAACTATCATGGAACAAAATAATGGTTCTGGCAAAAGATACGCCAGATATTACTTAATCAAAGAGGCATCGTTATGAAAATTTATTCACCAGAAGGCAACTTCGATATAAACTGGAACCCAGCAAAATATAAAACAAAGGGTGGCGCGGCTAAAGCTTTATACAAAGAACTTTGCCGAATTTGTAAACTTCAAGGTGCTGACCCAAAATGGGAGGTTTGGATAAAATCACCAATTGAAAGCACAGCACATGGATATTGTCCGAACGCTTGGCACGTTTGCTGGGAAAGTGGACCTTACGATTGGGCAATAAATGTTTTCGCAAGCGGTGAATGGGGACATTGTGAAACTTACTGGGGCTTTGATTTAGCCTTTTACGAATAGGGGGTGCAATATGGCTAAGAATGCACCTATGTCTGACGCATATAAAGATTACCAAGCGTTTAAAAAACAGTATGAAGACCAGCTGATTTTTGCTTATAAAGCGTATTCTACGGAAGAACTCTTGGCACACTTTAAAATGTTTGAAAAAGAAAGAGACCATGCCAGCGCACAATATCGTACTACTGGCATGGTACACTATAAGGAAACCAAAGAAAGGTTTTCCAGAAACGCTGAAGTTTACAAATTTGTTTTAGATAAAAGAAACGAGGGTAATAAAAATGCAAATTAAAGGCGCAAAAACTATTCTTGAAAAACGCTGTAAGTTTTATGGAAAGGACTTACCGTGGCTATTTAGTGTAATTAACGAAGGTTGGGACGAGCCAGAAAACGTAAAACGTGCAATGAAAGTTTATCAGGCACACATTAAAGACCAAGATTATTGGATACAGAAATATGGTCGTGAGCCGTGGTAAAGGTAGAAAAATGAAAAATTACTTGAAAGAATTCATGGAAATAAAGGGTAGAAAGCCTACTGAAGCAGAACTTGGTCAAATGATGCATATGTCTGCAAAGGGAACTTCTGGTGCAAAAAAAGAAAAAGAAAGCGTCTATGCATTTGGTAAAACTACACAAACTCACAACAATTTAGGTGGACGCGCGAAGCAAAAAGTTAAATTAAGCACCAATGCAAAGCGTATTAATGACCTTTTGCATAAAAAATTTGATGCGAGTACAATATCTGTTATATTAGATTTAAGGGAATATACGGTAAAAAACATAATAAAATATGCAAGATTACCGCGTACACCAGATCAAATACTTGATTAATCGTGTGGGTGGCGTTGTTAATAAAATTAGCGCATTTTGGTAGCAACATGAGGTCAAAAAATTTTAAATCGCCCGATATTAAAATAAGATTTTGATTTTACCACCCACACAACTTTAAACCATAAAATTGATAATTATACAATATGAAATTTAATTCTCAGTAAATTGTTCTGGCCTTAAACCAGCCATTGCAGTCAATCTTCTTAGTTCTTCTTTACCTTTTTCATTTAACTGATTGTCTTCATTTAAGAAATTATTTTCGTGCAAATCAACTTCAATATGTAAATATGGCTTTCGACCACAAATCATTGCAATAAGGCCACCTAGCCTTGTTATTTGCTTCTGTGACAACTTACCCTCATGACCTAATACTGTCTTCATTTTTTAGCCAATTAATTTATAATAAGTTTTATTTCCAACAATCCCATCAACAGTTAAGCCATTGTCAGCTTGCCACTCCATAACTTTTGATTTTGTAACTAGACCAAAAACTCCATCTGCTTCGAGACCCAAAGCTCTTTGTATAGATTTTACCTGACTTCCAGTGCTACCAACTTTAACTAATACTGGTGTTGGTCTTGGCATATATGTTCCATCTAATATTTCTAATGCCTTGACATAATGATGTCTTCTGTCTTCTAATCCTATTGTTCCACCATTGACGAGCTTAGTCATTGTAACAACATCACCATCATCTGCTGATCTATTGATATTTCTACTATCCCAATACCAACAAGCACTATGCAAAGCACCCATATTTGTTTCTAAATATTCTATTGTTTCATCTACATCCTTGCCAATATCATCACCAAATCTTGTGACGTTTGAACGGCCTGTTAATTGAATGACGCCTCTACCACGAAATTTCCAACCATCATTTGACTCTGCATCGCCGTTAGACATCCTGTTAGCATATACTACGTTTGCTATGTCTTGAGGCTTTCTATGGTACTTCTCTGCGTCTCTACCAGCGTTTTTAAAGTATTTAGGAAAGATTGCGTTTAAACCTTTAGCTGAATAATTCAAATTTTCCTCTAAAACTTTAAAATTTAAACTTTCATGACCGCATTGAGCTATGAAACCAGCAATACGTGCTGGTGTATTTATTTCATATTCTGGTAATAACTTTTGCATTGGCTTAACCCAATCTTGCCAATTCTTATTACCATGTAATAAATCTTCTATTTGATCATCAGTAAGTTTCATTTTTAATTCCTATCCAAAAAATTAAGACGCATTTCTAATTCTTTTATTTGTAACTCAATAGCGCGCACTCGCTTTATAGCATCTGCAACTTCAGGTGGGGGCTTAAATTGATCTATCCAATCGTCATTTTCAGTGATTTCTTCCCAGTGCATTGCTTGTTCATGCTCTAAAAAAGCTAATCTCTCAATTATTCCAAAGTATGCCCAAACACTAACGGCTGTAGCCCCTACCAAAGCCAATAAGTTTTTTAGAGGTATTGTAAACTCTAAACTTTCAGAAAGTTTTGTCATTTATTTCTCAATTTTCTTCAGCTTTTCAACTGATCTCAAACCGCCTAATCCTAACATTCCCATCATAACAGTTAAAAGGCTACCCATATCAAAACTAGGCAACTCTGGCATATCAACACCAGCGGCTGTTACGCCAAAGACTATAAGGGGCTGTAGTACAAAATGATAAGCAAAAGCAAAACCGCAAACCCAGCCTATGAATGGTCGCCATCCGCCCTTAAATAAAGACCCACTAGCGGCCTCTGCTTTATTTATCTCAAGTTGCCCCATAAGTGCCTCTTGAGCGTGCTGGTCGGACATTGTAGCAATCTCATGGGCTAACGCGGCCTTTTGATCTTTATCTTCAATAACTTTATCTAATAAACCTGTAACTGGTCCGATTAAACTTGCTAACATTATTGCATTCTCCTTTTATCAAGTAATTCTTGCAAATCCTTTTTCTTAGTGCCTCCATCGTACATCCATGCAAAACCTTCATCTATGAGCATTTGATTTAATGACACTGTTGCATCAGGGTTCATGTATAAATAGCCAATCATTCTACCGAACTTACCATCTTTTTCAGTTCTAACAATCAATTTATCAGCGTTCATAATTAAGCTTTTTAAATAATCTTTAGCTTGCAGACCTAATTTTTTTTCTTCTAAGTCTCTAGTTCTGCTTTCTGGAGTATCTATACCGCCTAATCTGACACGTTCTTTCTTTGTTAAATCAAAACCTAAATCAATTTCAACGTCTACAGTATCGCCATCGACAACCTTCAAAACATTTTTTACAAAATATTGATACATAATTAATCACCATTTTTTGGCTTAGAGCCACCCATTTTAGTAACACCAAAGAAAACACCAACAACACCAGCAACACTTAAAAAGTATATACTAGCCATATCACCAATAATATCAGCGGCTTTATCTAATCCTAGACCGCTAGTTACAACCACACCAGCTGGGTATAACAGCATACCCCATAGGCAAAACCAAGCCATTTGACGCTGTGAGTCTCGTTGAGCATCTTCGTCTTCCATAACTTTACGGCGATTTTCAAGCTCTAGCGCGTCCCATTCTGACTTATCAATAGTACCGCTACCATCTGTATCAATTTTATCAAATTCGCTCATTTTATTTACTCCTATTTTGCAAGTGGATTATCTAAAGCCCTTTGCACTAATTTTTCTAACCGAGCTTCTAACTCTGCCATATCACCTTTTTGTGTACTTCTTAGCTGTTCTCTTTGTGTTTCAAATCGCCTTGAAGCTTTATCAATCATGTCACGAACATCATCTACAACATTTCGAACCAACGCTTCCGTTCTATCCGCCTGTTTTTCAATTCTAAGAATGTCATTCTTCAAACTGTTCTTAATGTCGCGTGTGTAATCTATTCCTTGTTCTGTTTTTTCAGTTAATGCTGTTATCTTATTATCTATAAACCTAATTTCTGCCTGATATTCGTCTAAATCAAGGCCAGCGACAGCTTCTATTCTCTGGTATAACACAAAACCGCCGTAAAGTCCCCCTACAACAGTGCTAATAAATGCTAATATTGCCATAATTGAAGCAAAAGATAGCTTCATACCCCCAACTTTGACCTCTTTATCAGCCAATCCGTCTATTTCATCTGCAATTTTTGTTGTATCTACCATTAATCCTCAAACTCCAAATTTTCAGTTTGCAAATTTTTAAGTGCTTCTATTTCATCTCGTAGCTTTTGTATTTCTAATCTGCGCTGTGCTAACTCTATTTGATATAAATCGTCACAATTAATACGCGCTTTAGGCTTATCTAATGGAATAACTATTCTTGCATATACACCTATATCTCTACCTTTACTGTTGGTATCTAATCCAGAAAGAACACCTGTAACTCCATATTCAAGATTAATCCCACCACCAACAGCATTGCTACATCGCATATTACCTGTAGAAAAACTGTCTGATTGATAATTCATGGGTGGGTTGGGCAATGAAAGTGACAAAGCACTATTCTCTGCAAAAGATGTAGTTATGCTTAGAGCCAATACACCCCCTGTTAACTGTGTATACTTTGTTAACTTTTTAAAGAAGTATACAAGGTTCATAGGGTTAACATATGCTGTTATTAACTTCATAGTGGTTCTCCACCTAATTTTGAACATACGATGGACGAAACTATCGCCCTAGATTTATTTGATTTTAAAATTTTTGATGCAGTACAAATATAAACTGCCTTATCTAAATCTGACTTTCTTAGATAAACATCAAAGTCTATTTTTTCCTCATAGCCTATTTTTATTATTTTTCTTTTGGTTGTGAAATCTATTTCATCAAAATTTTCATCGAACAAACCGACTTCATAATAATTTATTTCTTTTCGTCTATTTAATAGCTGTAATTGTATTTTAACCACGCCCTGTACGTGAGAAGGCAATGTTCTTGGATATGCTGGGGTTTGCTCATGTGCTTGAGCATATGACCCCAACATAAAGAATAAGGCAAAGAATGCTACTTTGGTATACACGTTGCAACTACTGACGCTGTATAAGTACCTCCAGCAAAAGGTTTAGCTGAACCATAGACTGCGCTTGAGGCTGTAGAAAACCAAGTAGACCCAGCTAAAGTTAAATTAAATATTGTGGTATTATCTACAACTACTTTTGCGGCTTCATATGCTGACATACCAGACACAGATGTTTGAGTTACACTTGTGCTTCCTGTCCAAGCAACTGTGTCATTAAGAGTTGGGGAAGAACTAAAAGATGTAGGATGTGTTATGTTTGCTGTGTAACTATCAGCTATAGAAACATCATATCTAATTACAGGCAAAACTCCACCATCTGCTGGTGTTGTGCTTAATTTACTAGCTATCGGGTTTCCATATACGCCTGATTTAGTTGTTTGTATTACACATTTGGCTTCTACAGTTCCAACTATGTCAACTGTTGCGACTGCTGGGCAAGCCAGTAATATAAAGACTGTACTTAAATATTTCATCATTCTTTTCCTTTTAATCATATTGCAAGTCTACTAATTGATTATGCAGAAGTTGCTGTGCTAAATTATTTCTTAAACCTTTTTTATTATCTGGCAAATTACCATCATTTAAAGCGACTGTATCTTTATATATACCACCATTAATCTTAGAATTATAGTACATCTCAATATTAGTCTGTGCATTCATTGCGTTAATAATTTGTGACTGCCCCTGATCAAGTGTAAGTGTTAATGCATTTTCAGCTTGAGCTAGACCTAATTCAATTCTTGTTTCTTTCTCTTTTTCTTCGTCTTCATCGAGCTTTGCTTCATCTTCATCGTAATCTGCATCAGCTTTTACTTCTATATTATCTACAACAGCCTCATCGTCTAAAGCATTATAAATCTCATACTCAATAACAGGCGGCGCTGGTTTTATATATCCAGCACATGATGGGTCAGACTGTGGGTCAAAGCACTTATCAAGTCTGTAACTATATATCACAACAGCGTCTTTTACTTCGCCTGTTCCCTCAACTTCAATTGAGCCATTGCCCCATTGCGATGATGGTATATTGGGTAATGCAAAAGATTTTGCGATTGTGTTACCAGCTACCCCAGACCAATCGTCAGTTTCCTTGAATGTGTAACCATCGCCAGTAGCATTTAAATTTCCAACATGAACAAGCATATCGTCTTCTGGTTTTTTAACAGTTGTATATTTATAAATCAGCCCATTTACATCTAAGCCAATACCTTCTGGCAAAACATTAGCCATAGTCCAGTTTAAAGAGCTACCAGCGGCGTTTCCTGATGTTCCGTATGTGTAAGGCTCACATTGCGAGTAAGAGGGCAAGAGTGCTAAGAATAACGCCCAAGCCAATCTTTGTTTCTGTATTATCATCAAATATATTCCTCATTGGACTATTTTGTTCATACTCAATTTGATCTTGAACTTTTTGCATTTCCCAAGCTAACCTAGCTTTATCCCCCACCAATCCATCCTTGGGACAGGGCGTGCCAGCATTGAGCATGGCTTCAAAGACGACAGGGTCACTACACATAATTGAAACAGCGCTCACCCTCATGCCCATGTCATACATAATGGATGCTTTTTTGAGCAACAAACAATTTTCTTCGGTAAATGTTGTCCCTGCGCTGATACCTAATATCTGCGTTTGAACCGCGCCAGCAACACCAACAGTACACAAATCTGAATTACTATTGCTAATATTTGGAGTAATCGCTGATGGTGGTGGGCTATTTACTGTTGTTTCCATTGAGCCATTTGATGTTACAGTAGAATTAGTTTCAGTTCTGATTGTATCATCTGCGCGTGCAAGGTTGCCTATTAAAAATCCAATTAAAACTAATATAAAAAATAAAAAAATCCTCATTATAAACCCCCCTAGAGTTATAATCTTGATTTAAACTCCGACCAGACTGCAAATGAAACAAACCCAAGCACAAATAGTGTACCCCATCTGACAGCAGTTTTCCAAACTGAGCTTTTGGTTTGTCTCCAACCTTCAAGCAAATCACGCAATTCTTTTACATCATGCACAGCGTTTTCGTCGTGCAAGCCAATTCTTGACAACGCTCTATCAGAACCTTTTTCAGCGGCTTCTAGTATTAGTGCCTTTAACTCTGCTTTAGTAATGCCATGCATTTTTCCCTCATCAGATGATGTCATCTGTTATCTCTACATCAATAAATTGATTATTTGGAAAGGTTTCTATTTCTCCACCTGAGTATGTAACTTCAAATTCACACTCAAAAGAACCAATAGTATCAGTGTCTCCTGTAGCCCATTGATAATAAACAATACCGCCTTGCGCGTTTGATATTGTAGCTGGAGCATCAATTTTGACCGCAGAACTTCCAATTGGACGCATGTGAAATCTCACCGATGTTGCGGTCAAATTAACCACAGTATCAGTTCCATCTTTAAGTATTACCTGTAATGCAGGTGATGTATCATTTTGTTTTATAAAGAACGCCATGTTTCTTCCTTACAACTTTTACGCGGCTATTTCAACGCTATTTGGTTTCTGTACTATTAGTGAGCCCGTATTGGGTTCGCTAACTACTAATTCTGCTTGGCCTATACTCTCTAAACCTTGTTCTGCAATTCTGCCTAATGCCGCATCATATATTAGCGTTGGTATCGTCGGAGCTCCGCTTAAAATATTATTCGCATTAAATTCGTGACCTTGCACCAAGATAATTTCTGCTAAAATAGGACGACCACTAAGTAAGCGATCATTCTCTAATTCATGCCCTTGGTTAAATGTAGCTTCGTCAATAATAAAAGCTGAAGATAAAAGTTCATTCGTAGTAAATGTTTCTTCCTCTGATGCAGAAACTTCTTCAACTATAGGGGGGGCAGTGTTTAAATTTGCAGTTGAGATAACATGGTCGCAAAGCATCACCACATCTGCAATATCAGGAGAAGAACCCGTTATATCATCTCCAGAAAGGATATTTTCTTCTGTAATATCGGCTTCATCAAGTATATATGCGCTTGAAACTAACGTAGTACCAGAAAGTGCATTTTCTTGGGTAATATCAGCAGTGCCCAGAATTGGTTGCAAAGTTACTAAATTTGGCGCTTCAAGAGTTTCCGCCTCAAAAGCTGTTGAATTAGGTACTGATGGACTGCCTGTATTAATGTTCAAACCATCAAAATTATGACCTTGAATGATAGTAGAGCCAGAGATAGCCACGTTTCCAGTTTCTAAGTCTGAAGTTGAGAATGTTTCATCTTCTGACATTGGTTGCGCTGGTATAGAAGGAAATCCACTTAATAGCTCCCCAGATTGTACCACATGCTCCTGAAGGATTGTAGCTGTACCTAATAATGGTGCGCTTGAAGAAAGATCACCCGTAGTAAATGTTTCCCCTTCGCTAACAAATTGATCTGGAACATCGGGTGCGCCTGAAAGCAATTCACCAGTGTTAAATAGATGCTCTTGAGCGATAGTCGCTAGTGATGGGATTGGCCTGTTAGAAACTAAATCAAATGCAGAGAAGGTTTCATCTTCAAACATTGTTAAAATTTCAACATCAGGTGCTCCAGAAATCAGTTCATTAATTGATATTACATGAGTTTGATCAAAAGATGTAGTTTCAACAGTCGGCAATCCTGAAGTAAGGCCATTAGCATCAAGGTCTTGATTTTGATTGAATGTTACATTTGATAATACCGGTGAGCCAGCAACAATATTCCCAGTAGACGCGACAGCGTTATACACCATAACAGTAGGAGATATAGATGGAGCTCCTAAAGTAATATTATTTGCGCCAAAATTATTGCCTTCAGTTATATCTGAATTACCAACAACAGGGGCAGATGTAGATATTCCAACAGCAATAAGTTCATATTTTTCTGTGCCAGCATCAGCAAAAGGCGAACTTGCAAAGGTACTAGCACCAAAAGACATTATAAAACTCCTATTTACTTATACCATATATATCATCTTTTTCCGTCCAAACCAAATAACCATTTTCTTCTAGTTTTGAGCATAATTGAATATCATCAACATGCTTGTGCTCAATCTTAATAAATTTTGGTTTTGTTCGAAAAGAATAATTCATAATAATGTTAAGTTCATGGCCTTCTGTGTCTATCTTTAGAAAATCTACACAATCCACAAGTGACATAATGTAGTCTAGTGTAGAACAATCAACAGTAATCTTTTCTTCAAAGTCACCTTTTCTATCAGGGTGTTCACTTAATTTATATCCAATGTGGTTTTCAGAAATAACATGAGAACAACCAGTTAGCCATCCTTCATCACGCGCTACAAGCATTTCTAAAGCGCCATTATTATCTGATACAGCGTGATTTCTTACCTCAACATCGTATCCTTCATACTGTTTTTTTACTCTCTCATAAAGATATGGTACTGGCTCAATGCAAATTCCTTTCCAACCTGACTTCGCAAGAGGAAGGCATGTATTGAAGTCAGCCGAACCAATCTCAACGAATGTTTTAACCATTTTCGTCACCCACATAACGGGATGTCCACATAGTTAATGAATATTTAACCCCAGACTTTAGTTCATCGACATAATGACCATGAGTAACTTGACTAGGAAATAGTATGCAACTTCCAACGGGTACATCTAGGTTTGTAAAGTCTTGACGTGGAAAATAAAGGGTAGCACCTTCATAGTTGTCGTTTAATTTAACGCTACCAGTAATAAGAGAAGCGTCTGTATGTAACCCTAGAGACTTCTGTGTATCCATAGAATAACGCATAGTAAAAGCATCTCGCAATCCCATATACTCTACAGGCTTCCAATGTTTCTCACATATCTTAAATAGCCTATCCTTCCAAAGAGCTTCGTATTGTTTCCATAGTCCTAATCTCTTTAGTCTTATCTCTTGTGCTGGAAACTTATCTCCATCTAGGCTTCCCCAACCACCTAGAGCATCAGATTTAGCTATTAATTCCTTACACTCACTTTCGGATAGTAGTTTTGTAACTAGCAAGTCTTGTGCTACCTCTTCGTAGCTTAAATCTATACTTGTCCTAGTAGTAATAGGTGAGGATAGTTCCTCATACCCAAACTGTTTTGCTAGTTTATAAAAGAACTCTTTCTCTAATTCTCCTCCGTTACCGTGATATATACAACCATAACAATTTGTTCTGCAATTCCAGAGTTGAGCGTTTGCCTTGCGTACTTTTGAGTCATGGTTCTGGAAGATATAGCTTTCATAGTCTAGAGTTACTTTATGTGGGAAGTCTTCATACTTTGATAAATATCTTGATTGGCAATATAATTGGTCATCTCCATTATCATCAGTACTTGGTAGATTAAAGAAGTCATTTAATGCTCCAGCATACCCTATGTATAAACCACTGTTTAAATACCTATAGGGAGTACGCATATCAGGCCACCTATTCTTGTATGACTGATCGTTTGTTATAGGCCAACACTTTTGTTCTGCTCCAAATAGTATGTCTACATTAAAGTCCAAGAACCTTTGCACTATGACTTCATAACCTTCAGTAAAGAATGTATCGTATCCATCTACAAAGAGAACTACATCATCTTTTGGTAACTCTTTAATAAAGTCTTTTACTAACTCTATCTTTCTTATACCATCGTAACCCCTCATATCACTATTCCAGTCGTCACCTTTACCTAAGTTGACTAGGTTAATGTCATACTTGTCTGTTGACTGTGTTAGAGGCCACATCTTAGCTTCATCTGTAGCTACTGTTATTATATTAATTTTACTTCCGTCTATCATCGGACTATTTTCTTCCTCTATTGTGCTTGGTCGGCTCGACCTTGGTATTTGTTTAACAATTTCTGGACGATAAAAATAGTTAAAACTGCCTTTCAACTTTAAGGGCAACCATTCATCTGCTGGTATAATCGCATTAGAAAAGCCATTTATAAGCTCTAATGCGGTTGTTGGAGTTATGGCATAAGCATGAGCATTGTACCAATATCCCAGAGTATTCTCTCTATAGCCTAGCCAAACGCTATGGTGAGATTTTAAAATTTCTTCGATTTCGGAGACATCAAAACTAGAGAATACTGCGTCTTCTTCCAAAATTATTCCAGAAACGCCAGATTTTGCAATTTTCTGCCAGACGCGCAAATGACTTACAGAGCAACCGAACTCTGATTTAAGCAACCTTCGGTTATGTATTGGGTCTAACCAAGCTCTATCGGGCTTACAGCCTGTTTCAGCCTCTAAATCTTCCCAACTTTTCCCCCTTGCGTCAAAAGCATCGCAATGAAGGGAAATTTGATATACTACTGTCATATGTTACTCTGGTTTAGTAGGCCATATTACATTGTGTGGAAAACCATCTTGATCTGATATATTAAGCAAGTCTGTGCGATACTGTCTCCACTCTGACTGTTTATCTTCCGTAAGTTCAGCCCAACGTAATGCATTCGATACTATAGGGTCTACTTCGTTATGTAGTCTTAGGTCGCGGATTAGTCTTACTTGATAACCTTCTTCTTCATCAATCTCTATCTGAGTAGGTGCGAGCCATACAAAACCGTCATAGGTGTGTAGAGGGGTAGGTCTCATAGTAACCTCCATTGTCCCCTCTGGATAGCCTTGTAGTATTTCTTCACTTGGGTCAGTTATAGTTTCCCAATAACCTAAGTCTACGTGATAAAAACCTTTCAGTACCTTAACTCCTGCACTGCATATGGGCTATTTATATAGTAATAATGACCAGCAGGGACAACAAATCCACCTTTAGTTAGATGAGCAGATGGATAACCCGAAGCTACCTGCGTCCAACTAGAGTTG